TAGAAGCCTGGACAATGTAGAGAACGATGCAAGATTAAGACAGAGAGCTGGCGGCAATCCTGAAACTACAATGGGTAGATTTCAAGCGATGGTTAATGAAGCAGAAGGCTTTCAAAGAAAAGCTAGATTCTATGTAAACTTTACATTACCAACTGGTGTTTTAGGTGATGTAACAAGAGTCTCAAATGGTCAAACATCAGGCGATGATGAAGCACAAGGTTTTTCTACCGCTGTTCAATTACAAGCAATGAACCAAGATCAAAACAAAAGACGAGTACAAGCATTTTGTAGTGAGATTGCAATGCCAAATAGAGAAGCGGTTACAAAAGAAATTAGACATAATGGACCTGTGAGAAAATTTGTATATGATTATACTTCAGCTCCAATTACTGCTACATTTTATACTGACAAGTTTATGAGAGAAAGAACATTTTTTGAATTGTGGCAAAAAGCAGCATTTAGTAATACAACACACAATATGAATTTTTATGATGATTATGTTGCGCCAATTGACATATTTGCTTTAGGTAATTATGCTAGTAGGCAAGAAAGAGATGACATAACTTATGGTGTTAGACTATACGAATGTTATCCTAAAACAATAAGTGAAGTATCATTTGCACATACATCAAACGATATTCAAACATTTACTGTAACATTTGATTTTAGATATTGGGTTAATTACTTTATTGATAGAGCAGGAGGAATACAATTAGGAGAATCTGATTTCAAACAACCAACTGTAAAAAGAGCAGGTGGAGCATTTGGAGGATTGATTAGTATGCTTCCACCAGAAATAAGAAGAGCTGGTAGAGATGTATTAAATGAGTTGAGAAGACGAGCACCGATAGGAAGAATAACAGGCGGAAGAGTTTTCCCACCATTTAAAATACCTCCACTAAATATATAAAAATTAATAAGGAGATATAATGGCATTACCAACGATTGACACACCACGATATGAATTGACTTTACCATCGCAAGATATAAAAGTACAATATAGACCATTTTTAGTAAAAGAAGAAAAAGTGCTATTGATGGCTATGGAATCAAAAGACAACAACGAAATAATTACGGCAACAAAAAATATTATTAATTCTTGTACGTTTGAAAAATTAGATGTAGATAAACTACCAATGTTTGATGTAGAGTATCTATTACTACAAATAAGAGCAAAATCTATTGGAGAAATTTCTAAATTTAAAGTTATTTGTCCTGATGACAAACAAACAATGACAGATGTAGAAATTGATTTAACAAAAATAGAGGTACAAGTTGATGATGAACACACTAATAAAGTGATAGTTGACGAAAATAGAAATTTAGGTATAGTATTGAACTATCCATCGCTAGAAACAACCAAGGCTGGTTTTGATGTAAGTAGTGCAAATGTTGATACAATGTTTAATGTAATCACATCTTGTATTGACCACATCTTTGAGGGTGAAAAAACTTTTCCTGCGAAAGACAGTACAAAAGAAGAACTTAAATCTTTTTTAGAAGAACTACCACAAAGTGCATTTTTGAATATTAAAAAATTCTTTGATACGATGCCTCAATTAAGACACGAAGTTGAAGTTACTAATCCTAAAACAAGTGTAAAAAGTAAAGTTACATTTAAAGGATTACAAGATTTTTTTCAATAAGCCTCTCCCATAACAGCCTAGAGGCCCATTATGAAACAAATTTTGCGTTAATGCAACATCATAAATATTCATTGACTGAATTAGACAATATGATACCTTGGGAGAGAGAAATATATGTCAATTTATTGGTCAATTATATAAAAGAAGAAAACGAAAAAAGAAGGCGGGAGGCCAACAAGTAATGGAAGATTCGATTAAGAAGAAAGTTAATGTTGAATTAGAAGTTGACACATCTGTAAAAGATTTAGGACCTAATCCTTACGCTAAATTAATACATTTAGCAAGAGCTGTCGATAGCTGGAGAATATTTCCACGTATATTCATCACAACATACATTTATTTACTATATAAAGTCGTAGTATGGTATATGAACTTACCTAATCCTACAATGGAACAAAGTGGTTTAGTATCAATAGTTGTTGGTGCTGGCGCTGCGTGGTTTGGATTATACACAGGTAGTAGAGCAAAATCAGACGATAAAAAATAAATATGGCATTACCAAGCGTAAGATATAACTTTCAAGGCGGAAAAAAAGAAGTTGCTGAAATCGTAAAAGAGATCGGTAAAGCAATATTCACTACTGCTAGAGCATCATTTGAAAGTGCAACAAAAATTGTTGTACCAAGTATACCAGAAATGGTGCAAGAAATCACTGATGATTTATCTTCAGGTCCATTACAAAGATTTTCTGAAGGCTTGAAAAAAGTGGATACGCTTGTTAATAAATTAGGTGTAAACCTAGAAGATTATAGTAAAGAATTAGCACAATTTTTAAAATTAAGACAAGAAAAATCTATACAATCAGAAGAAACTGTTAATCAATTAAGAACACAAAACATCAAAGCACAAGTCAATGAATTTGGTGAAGTGATGATTTTAAATAGACAACAAATTGAAGAACAAGAAAATAGTTTAAAAATACTCAATAAAGAAATTAAAACAAGTCAAAAAGTAATAGATGATTACGCAAAAATACAAAAACGAGGTGGAACTTTAGAAAAAGAACAACAACAAGAATTATTAGCAGCAAATAAAAAAGTTATAGAGAGTACAGAAAAAAGAAACGAAATATTAACAACACTTAATAGAACGGAAGCAGAAGATACAAGAACTTTTAGAGAAAAGGCAGGTGACGCTATTGAGAAATATGTACCAGATGGATTAAGAGATATTGGTTCTGCGTTTACTGAAGGTTTGATGGCGCCATTTAATGCCATTAAAAATTTAGGAATGATGTTTGGTAATTTATTAAAACCTTTAAAACTATTACCTAAATTATTAAAAGGATTTACAGTAGGATTATTAGGTGCACTTGCTGCAATGTTACCTTATCTATTAATTGTTGGTGCTGTTGTTCTTGCTATTATTGCTTTGAAAAAAGGATTTGATTTTTTAATGGAAAATATTGATACAGTAAAAGAAAAATTAAGTAATTTTGCTGATGCTATTATGGAAATACCACAAAAGATTAGTGATTTTTTTACAGGTATATTTACAAAAATTAAGAACTTTTTTATAGATATGATAAATTCAGTAATTCAATTGTTAAATGACAAACTAGGTTTTTTAGGAGTTGATATTAAAAAATTAGAAAAAGAACCTGTTGAAAAAGATAATACACAACAAACTACTTTATCTGCTATGAAAGAAAAAGATAATACACAACAAACTGCTTTATCTGCTATGAAAAGTGATGAAGCATATAGTGTACCTGAAACAAAAATTGTGTCAACACCTGAAAGTAAAATTGTTTCAGAATCCAAGTTACCATTTAATGCAAATAAAAAACCAGAGATGTTAACACCAGCTAGAGATACATCAAATGTTAATAACGCTACGATTGTAGATAATTCAGTAAAATCTAATATTCAAAACAATACAACAAATTCTGGTGGATTAAATGGTGTTAGAGATAGTGAATTGGAAGTATTTAATAGAATGGCGTTGTACGCTAGTCCTTAATAAGGTCCTAAATCTTTCTCTGTAATCAATTTAAACTCTGCGTTATTGTCTTCACAATAAGATTGTGCTGCTTTCCATTTCGCTTGATTTTTAATATACTCAAAACTATCACGCATAAATGCTCTAGTTTTCTTTTTAGGTGTCTTTGGTGGTTTACATTGACGAGATGGTTTAATTTCAATAAGAAACTTTTTACCTTTAGATGTTTTTACAATGAAGTCTGGATAGTATGAATGATACTTTTTATCAATAGGATTATAATATCTTATGGATAATTCTTCACTCGCCCAATTGGTTATGTCAGGACTACGGTCACAATGTAACATAAACTTACGCTCTAGTAGTGAACGATAGACTATTTTAGATGGGTCGCCAACATATTTTTTAGGGTTAGATGGGCGATATAAACCTTTATATGACTTCTTCATTTCGTTATAAATATTAACATTACAAGGATATTTAGATGAGTTTTACAAACAAAGTTTCAAACATCATAAAACAAAGAGTTGCAAGTAATCTTATTAGTGGTTTCAATAATGCCATAAGTGGATTTGGTCAACCTAAAAAACTTGCGGCTAAACTGGCTAATAAATCACCATTAGACTTATCAAAAAGTCCAGTGGCACATATGGAACCAATTAATAATAGTTTTTCATATGGCAGTGTTTACTATCCACAAGAAACAAGTAATTTAGGTGAAGGTCATTATATCATATTTGATATTATAGAGAACAATAAAACTAATTACGGCAGAATACCTGCACACGATAATGACAATAGTGCTAAATCATATCCAACATCATTAGGACAAGTTGGTGAAAGAAAATTAGATCAAAGTAAAAGATTAGCAAGATTAAAGGCACAAGGATTTCAAACATCTAATAATATTGTAAGAAGTCAGCAATCAGGCATTGCAACATCATTTAACACACACACTAGGTTAGCTGATAGTATCATCTTATATACACCTACATCTGGAAACAAGTTTGATTACAAAGTTAACTATGAAAATATTGATACGGGTATTGCTGGATTAGTTGCTGGTCTATTAGATGGAAAAGATATTATTGCTGGATTAAAAGGTGTTGGTGGAAGTTTTTTAGAGTCAATTACTAAAGCAGCTATTGAAATAGCATTACCAGGATTTGGTGCAACAATAGATAAAGCGACAGGTAGATCAATCAATCCAAACGCAGAACTTGTTTTTAAAAGTGTACCATTTAGAACATTTAGTTTTCCATATGAATTTGCGCCAAAGAATGAAAAAGAAAAAGAAGATGTACAAAAGATTTTAAGTTTATTTAAATTTCATATGATGCCAGAGAAGTATAGTGAAGGTTATCTAACAGCGCCATCACAATTTCAAATAACTTATATGTACAGAGATGGTGCCAATATGTACATACCTAAAATTAGTAGATGTGCATTAACGGATTTATCTATTGATTACTCACCAGAGGGTGTGTTTACAACATTTAAAGGTGATGACAAAGGTGCGCCACCTGTGTTAACAAAAGTTGATATGTCATTTACAGAGATGGAAATAATGACAAAAGAAACTATCGCAGAAGGACATTAAT